CGCCAGAACAGGAGCGGGAAGGACGGCCATCGATGCCATAGACGTGCATCCGTTGAACATGTCTTTATAACAGTGGTAACTGAGGGCGGTGGCCGGTAAAGCGGGCATAGCCGTGAGCGAGCTGCAATGGTAGAACATATATTTGTAGCATTCCCCGGCTAAAGCCGTGGCGGGCAAAGCGGGAGCCGTCAGCAGGGCGGAGCAATCGTAGAATGTGTTGTAATAGCATGCGCCCGATAAGGTGGTGGCGGGGAATTCCGGCGAATAGATCAGCGATGCACATCCCTGGAACAGCTTGATGAAACAGCTGTTCGGTGCCTGCATGGAGAAGTTCAGGAGCGATTGCACGTTGCCGGATCCGGCGATCGTGCCGGTCATGGCGAACTGGACGCAATCCAAAATCCCGGTCGAAAGCTGTCCGGCGGTGTTCCAGAATTGGACATAATCGCCCGGTGAAGGGAGCGAAACAGTTGTTCCGGTCGTGTAAGACTGCCATGATCCGGAGCGGGTCCGGTATTTCAGGCCGGAAACGACCGGCGAGCCGGTTGCATTCAGCGTCACGCTGGAACTGGCCGACAATGCCGTAAGGGTCAGCGGCTGCCGGTAATCGGTGCCGAGCGGATTCGTGACGGTCGGGATCATGCGGTCACCTCATTATTACATTGTGCCTGGAATATTGGAGTTGTAATTATTCGGCAATGATCGAACATATTGTGATAGGATTCCGCGGGAATTTCTGCCTTTCCCCGGCGATGCTGTCGCGGTCGCGGGAGGCGTGGAAATCTGGCCACGTAGAGATTAGCCATAGTTTGTTCGAATTCAGGATCAATCATACGCCAATAGCTTTCGTATGTCTGCATCTGGATAGGGATCATGACAACGCCTCCGGATGCCAAAATTCCGATCCAAGCCATTTCTGGGTGGGCGGATCCCACAGAAATGCCATACGGAATAGCGAGCTGGGCGCATTAAGCATAGGACCGATGGCGTCATTCCATGTGATATTATTCGGCAAAGAGACTGAATCTTCTCCCGAACCGGTAGAAATGTAAAGCCAGAAATAGCAACTGGAATTTACGGGCGTTGGAAAAGTAATCGTGGTATTCTGTTCGATTGAGAGAGTGTAGGCGTTTCCTCCGGTCGGAATCGTAACGGCTGACGAGCTGGCAAGAGCAACCCACGGCAAGGCATTGAAATCAACTTTTCCGCTCCCCGCGGCGAAATACAGCCGCCACGTTCCGGAGAAGGATGCAGCTCCATCGTAAGCGAGATACGGCGCAACATTGAGCGTGACCGTGTTCGCGTTGAGGTTGACCAGGACGCTGCCTTTCTCGACCGGATAGAAATGTCCGGCATCGGTCAGGACGGCAGTCGGCACGGTGGTAGTTCCGGCGAAGGTGAAATTGCCGGAGGCGTCGACCGAGGAGAATTCGACATAGCTTCCGGAGATCTCGGCCGGAACGCCGGTGTCGCCGTCCTTGTCGAACCAGTGTCCGTTCGCGCCAATATAGGGCGAGACGCCGTTGGCGCCGTTCGGACCAACAACTAGAGCAACTATGTCGCTCCATGCTGCGCTGGCATCGCCCGCCAGGCGAAATTTAATATAGCGGTCGGCTGTGGTCTGCGTGCTGTGCCAATCGGCAGGCGTGGTGCTTGCGGTTTGTGCAAAAACCACATCAAAACCGCCATTCACCAGTGCGCGCACCTGTGCTGCTGTCAGGTATTCAACCGGCAGCTCGGTGGGAGTTCCCGTGTCGCTTATGCGTCCGCGCACGGTGAAGTCCTTTACCTGCAAAATAAAAACCAGCGCTCCGGTGCCGTCAAACCCGCACAGTTCACCGGCAATACTAGTGCTTTCCTTCCCGTTCATCAATGCCACCAATTCCTCGGTAAGCATATTGCTTATGGGAATGGCGATTTCTGTGTAGGTGTATTCCTGATCATCAATTTCAACCGTAACGCTGCCTACGGTAATATTGCTGTTGTCGGCCTCAATTTTGCGGGTGGTCGCGGCGGTAAAATCGGTATCCATCTGCCACTGCCAGCTGGTAATGGCGGCCAATGCCGAAACCGGGTATGGGTCCAATCCTTCGGCATTGGCGAACAGCCGCATCCTGATCTGACAGGCAGCCCCCAGCACCATGGTCGGGGCGGCCTGGGTTTTGGCGTTGGCGTAATCTTTAACGGTGCCCAGCGGCTCGTTGGCAGCCACGTAACAAATAATATTCTGCATGGTTGGTGCTCCTTTTACTATGCTGTTATCGTCAACACCTGTTATTAACCAGGTCAGTTTTGCAATCTTTTCCCCACCCAATAGGAATTGCGAGGGGTCCCGCGAACAATGCCGAAACCTTTCGCAAATTCTGCATCTGCCATTCGCGGGAATGAAGCACGTGATCCACTGGCTGTTTTCCCCGTATAATTCGTTTCGTTTCCTAACCTGAATCCAACATAGAACTCAGGATTGTTGAACATCGAGTTGAACCAATTCACACTGCCGGAATAACTATAATCGAAATCGACAGTTCCGTAATCGGAATTCCATTGGATCGACAGCGATAAATCAAAGTAAACATAGCCGGAAAGGATCATATATGCCTGCCGCGCGGCTTCGGCAAGAAAATAAGGCGTAAATGTTGAGACGTTTCCGATTATCAGTTGCCCGGAAGGTGTTGCAGTCCAATCGCGGATCACATCCTCTTTTGATACTTGGGAAAAATCGAAACTTCCGGCACCATGCGAAAATAAATAATGAGTGCCCCACCAATTTTCGATAATATCATATTTTATTCTTGTTAAATAATTCCAAAGACCATTATATATATCAGGTGACAGCCGTTTTTGACAGTTCATCCGTAAATAATTGTCCCTGTTTTCCTCTCTATATTGGTAGATCCTAATGTAATTGTATTCCAGAGCCGCATTTGCAATTACAAACATCGGAATACCATAATCAACATTCCGGATGTCGGGAAATCCAGCTTCCTGCCATGATGTTGTAATCATTATTGCCACCTGTCTCGAACAATGATTTTTCCAGACTCGAAGTTCGGTGCAGTCACAACCCAATATATAGTTTTGTCCGAATAAATACGAACCGCAACAGCCCACCACATATATACATTTGCGGCTGGCTCCTGATCCGTCCATGCCGCCGTATACTGCCCGGTTGATGGGTCATACGTAAGAGTAGCGTATTTATAATAGACTGAACCGGAAGACGGGAATTCTCCGGAAATGGCAGGCAGAGTTTTTGAACTGTTTGTGTAGTATTGGATTTCTCCAGATGATACCGCCCACCCGGTCACGGTTTCCGAAAGAACTATTCCGGTTGCTGTTGACGATTCGGAGATTGTTGAAGTTCTGTAAGCGTTGAAAGTTGCTGTCCTGGTTACAGTGTCAGCAATATTTCCGACAAAATCATTGATTAGGTCATATCCGCCGTATTGTTTTTTTATGATCGTTCCCACCAATTTCAGCTGGAATTCTTTCGGGTTGTTCAATACACAATCTTTTGCAATAATAAATCTGGAATCACCCGGCGAACTCCGCTTGTAGAGCAGGTAAACAGAAACGGAATCAGCAGGTGCGGCAATACTCTGCCCATATACAAATTCAGATAGTCCATATACAGACCCGGTGGAATGATAAATTGTACCACCATCCACGTTCAAAGATACCTGATAATTCCCACTGCTGCCGGAAACTGATCCGTAAAGCTGGAACGGAGAAGTATATCGGTCATAATGATGCTGTGAATCGTCGATTTTGTCATCTTTGAATATTTGCTCGACCGAATATTCATTTTCGGTGCTGGTAACTTTAGCGATCAACACAAAGTGCATGTTATACTGGTTGATGACCGGATAATCGGCGGGGTAAACAAATATTGACTGTGCTCCGGCCGGTTGATACAACCGCGCCCAAACGTAAAAAGTGCCATAACCAGGCAATGCGCTAAAATAAGACCAGAAAGTCCGTCCGCTGGTCGTATATCCTGCCCACGTAGATGAAGGATCACCTTTGTCGTAAACTATGACATACCTGGAACTGGTAATTTCGCACATGAAACCGCCACGATAATCAGAAGACGCAGCTCCGCCTAGAACGATAATGTTTTTTTCGCCTGCAAATAGCACGCGCGCCGTTCCGGTCGAACTGCGGGTAAAGCCGGTGCCGTTCACCACCGGTTCCGCATAATCGCCGCTGCCGCCTGATAATGCAACCTCGGCAGGTCCGGAAATAATACAGTCACCCATAGCATTGGCATCCAAAGTATGGACACACACGCCCCACGGCTTTTTTGTATCGGTTACTTTCACCGCTGGAACGGCATCACCACAAAGCGGTTTGGTGTTATCGAATTCCACAGGCTGTCCGGCAGGCAGTGTTTCGTTGGTTGCGTTCCAGATTTGAATACGCACCACGCCGCTTGCTGTAGCACGGCCCATGCCGCTGCCAAAGCCGTCCAGGCTGTTTACCAGGTGTCGCAGGTTGTTTTCCAGCACCATGTGGTGCTGCACCTTGTCGCCGCGTTTTACATCCGGCCAAAATCCCATGGTAATGTCCCTTCCTCACAGCCCCAGCGCGTTGAAATTGGCGATTTCACAGACCACGCTAAGGTAAATTGATTCCGTATTCACTTTCGGTTTGTTTGTGGTGGTGTCGTTTACCACTTTGCTGCGTGCCCAGATGTATTCAAATCCTTTTTTGGGGCCACAGGAATGTCCGGCAACAACGGCGTTTTTTTCGTTTGGCATGATCCTAAAATTGTAGGTCAAAGTAACTTTGTTTGCGCCTTTGCTTGGGGTGCTGTAACTGCATCCCAAAAACATGATTTCGCCGGGCTCCCAGCCTTTAAATCTGGCGCTGTTAACTTTGCCCACTAGGGCGGCCACCTGTCTTTTGTATGCGGTGCTGGTGGCCTTGTTGCGGCTTATAGCCTTGGTGTAGGTTTCGCGCATGTCCGCGCATGGCACATCCACGCCGCTGAATTCGGCTTCGCTGCCGCTTTTGCCGTTCCAGCCAATGCCGCTGCCGGCATCGTCATCGCTGCCGCCGTAAACCCGTTTCTGGCTTATAGCATGGGTCATGTGTTTGGTGCCGCCGCCGCAGTCAAAACTTTCCGTGGCTTCCTCATCGACATTGCTATAGTCTCCGCCGCCGATTTCTTCGTCCTTGGCATACACGGCAGAGAGTTCAAGGTTGCCATTTTCGTAGCTGTCAACGCGAACTTCTTTGAAGGGGAGGTTGCCATAGGTTTCAGGTGCGCCAGAGAGTACAGCCTGGACGGCACCGGCTTTGCTGGTGGCGTCAATTACCAGGTATTTTATTTCGGCGCTGGTGCAATCACCGGTTTTCTTACTCCATGTTTCGCTGCCGTCTTGCAGCCGTTTTACCTGCATTGCCATTTTGTTACTCCTTAATCGTAAGTATCGTTGTCCGTTTCCTGGGCCAGTTGCCGCCGTTGTAAGCGCACCATTTCGCGGGTGTTTTTGGCGGTTTCCTTTTCAGGGGATCCGGTGCCCAGCATGGCATTAAGCACTGCGGTGCTGAAACTGCCGGCGGATTTCTGTTCAGCGGATCTTTTATTCTCCCTATAAACCTGTTCTTCGAGTGAATCCTGCCGCTGCTGGGCTTCCTGCATCTTGCGGCGGGCTTCGGCGAGCAAGCGTTTTTCTTTTTTGGTTTCGATGCCGTCAGCCCACGCCTTGGCCGCGGCGGATGCATATTCCTTTTCGAGCATTTCGGCCTTTTTTTTCGCTGCGGCGTATTCGCGGTTAAGGAGTTGTCGGGCAGCATCGATCCGGCCATCCTTCCGAAGCTGTTCGAGCTGGCGGGCGAAAATTTTTTCCTGCATGGCCCGGGTGCGCTGTTCGGCATCCATCCGGTCGGCATTCTTCTGTTCCATGATAGAGCGTTTGCCCTGTTTCTGAATGGCGCGACGTTTCCCCTCGAGTTCGACAATGGCAGTCAGATCCTTCAATTCCTGTTCGGTCATCTTGCTTTTGTCGGCATCTTTGAAAGCGTCGAGAGTGGCATATTTGCCAGATTGCCGCTTGAAAATTTTCTGGATTCTTTCGTTGAGCATCCGGACCTGAGCGGCAGGATTGGCGAATTCGAATTTGATTTCCCATTTTTGTTTAGCGAGAGCCTGACGGGCCTTGCGTTCGGCTTCGGCCTGTTTCTTGAGCTTTTCCGGATCCGCGGAGCCGGTTCCGGATCCGGATCCGCTTTGGGTTTTGGATCCGGCGAGCTGCTTTTTCAAATCGAGCTCGGTTTTCATCTGTTTGATGAGTTCGGAAACGGCGTCGGCTTCGGTCTTTTGGTTGGCCGCGAGCAGTTTATTGCGGAGTTTTTCGAAACCGGCAAGCTGTTCTTCGGCGGTTTTCAGCTTGAGGATGTCGTCGAATTCGTTCTGGAGATCGGTATTACCAGCCCGATCCAGATTTCTTTCATGGGTTTCCCTGTCTTCACTGGTAAGCCTTGAAACAAATCCTTTACCAGTGATAACCGCACCCCGGATCAAAGCTCTGTTCAACCACCATGATCCGAGCTGATTGCGGACGGAGTTCTGCATGGCGGAGGTGAGGCCGGCAGCGGAAGAGGCTCTTCGGAGCAGGTCTGCACGTTCAGCTTTGCGCTGGGCTTCATTCATCTGTCCCCATGCACCGGCGGCGATTTTGATTTTTCCGGTGGTGGAATCGATCTGGATGTCGAGTCCGGCGTATTTGCTGCGGATTGATTCGATCAGTTTCTCAGCTTCTTTTTTCTCGGTATTGTTGAGGCGCTGGTAACGGGAAAGTTCCTGAAGGCGCTTGAACTGCGTAGTTTCAGTTTCGGCTTCCTTGCGGTGGGCTTCGGCCAGTTCATTGGCCTGCGAACTCTGCTGCCTGGCGAGATTGAGTTCCCCCTGGATCTGATTGTTGTGCTTCTCCTGAATGTAGCTGACCGCGCTGTAAGCGGCGGAAATTGCGAGCATGGCGATCCCGACCGGCCCGAGGGCTGCGACCAGACCCTTGGCGGCAGTCGCGGCTGCACGATAAGCTCCACGGGCAAACAAAGCGGCACGGCCGGAGACAGTCATGGATGCGGCGGCGTTTTTCTGGGCGGCGGCATTGACGTTTGCCGCGGCGGCGTGCTGCCGGGATGCGATCACGGCGGCGCGGTGTTTGTCGGTCAGTCCCTGCGTCGCCTTGGATTCTGCGATTTGAGCTTTGGTCAAGTTCGATTCGGCAACGGTTAGATCGTTTTTTGCCTTGGTAATCGCTGCGACATCATTCGGGTTTGTGTTGGCAAGTGTAGCTTTCGCGGTAGTAACCTGCGATTGTGCTTCGTCCCGCTGGATGCGGGCAACGCGGAGCATCTGCGCCTGGGCGTGACGTTCCTTCATGGCGTCGGTCTTCGAATATTCGGCACGCTTTTCCGCTTCGGCGGCTTTTTCAGCTTCGAGCAGGATCTTTGTATTGGAAAGACCGGCCGCGGCGGCGGAGACGATCGCGTTTCCTTTTTCGAGAATGCCGAATCCGCTCAAAGCTGCCAGCGCTGCGCCGAGCGTTCCGACCGAGACGATCAGCTTCTGGGTGGCCGGATCGAGGTTGTTGAACGCGGTGGAAAGTTCAGTGATCCCGCGCACGGCCGGGAGCAGCGCTTCGACGGCGATCCGGCCGACGGCTTCCTTGCTGTCTCCGATCGCATTGGCCATCTGGGCGAACTGTCCGCTGGCCGTCTGTGCGGCATCGGTGACCAGGGAGAAACTGTCAGCGCCCTGTTTGAGGATCTGCTGATACTGTTCCTCCTTGGAAAGATTCTGATCCAGCTGAATGCCATACCGGGCCAGCATTTCGGTGTGACCCTTCGAAGCACGGGCGAGCAGCTGCATGCTGGACGGGAGGTCGATGCCGAGTTTCTGGGACAGGCCCATGGCGGATTTGGTGACGGTTTCGATCTGAGCGGGATCGATGCCGAGCCGCATGCCCTGGGACATGACCGCGAGCGTGGATTCGTCGCCGAACTTGGTGATCTTCTGCATCCCCCTTGCGAAGTCGGCGAACTTTGCGGTATTGGCATCGACCTCCGCTCCGACATTCCGGAGGGAAGCACGGATGCCTTCGACCGCATCCTGCTGGGTCATGAAAGCGGAGGTGACGGCGGCGACCGAGCGCCAGGAAAGATATGAAGCCGCTGCTACCGCGATTTTTTTGAAAACGGAATCCGCAGAATTCTGCATCCGGTTCAGACCGGACTGAAAATCGCCGTCATCGAGCGAGACGGCCGCATACATGGTGCCGAGATCAAGAGACATGATTTGTCGCTTCCTTTTTTATGGTGGGCAGTAAGTCAACAGGCCGCCTTGCGGAGCGCTTCTTCGCGGTCGGCGATGATTTTTGCCATGCGCGCTTCGGCTTTTCTGATCTTTTCGGGCGTGATTTCCTCCGTGCTGGTTTCAGGAGCGGATTCGAGAAAAAACGATCCGGCGGATTTGAACAGGGAATCGACCGCGGACTTCCCGGCTTTGGCCGCCACATACGGCGAGAAAACCGAATCGATCGCATTGTCGGCGCGGATGCGCTTGATAATCGAGGTCAGATACAGAAACACTGGGAAGGAAAGCGAGAGCGTGTATTCGATGTCCCAGGCAAATTCCCGCATGATGCGGCACGCGAGGAAATCGTAATCGAAAGAACGTCCCGGTCTGGCGGCAGGGGAACCGGAACGGGACGGTGCGTCAGAAGACGCTGCGGCAGGCGTTGGAGCGGTTAATTTTTTTTTGCGGGATCGTCGGGCAGATCATCGCCGTCCGGATCACCGTAAGCGAGATAGCCGAGCAGTTCGGACAGTTTCGGGATGTCGAGCCGCGGGAGCTGCTGACAGAGATCCTGCGGCATGACGGTCCGTGCCAGGTCGAGCATCCTTTCATGGACGGCGTTGAAGTCGGCCGCGGTTTCGCACTTGCCGAGATCGGCCGAGATCGTCTTGAGTTCTCCGATTTTTGAAACCGGGAGCATCGGGACGTTGATGGAGCGTCCGTCACCGATGCCGAGCCGGACCGTGGTTTGGGTAAGTTTCGGAAAAGTCTTCATCAGTAATTCCTGTTGTTGGTCAAAGTCAGGCTGCTCCGTAACTGAACGGTATGCCGGTGGTGGCATCGGGTTTGCAGGTGAAGACCAGCGACACCATGGACGGCGTGTCGTCTCCTTCGGCCAGGGTCATGCTCAGTCCCGGATTGAGGAACGCATTCGGGAAAGTAATGACTTCGGCGCCGGCATCGTCGGTAATGGGGACCAGCGTAACCACTTTGGAATTGGCGGCTGCAAGAATGTTGTCGCCTTTCTTGAACGCTTCGAGCATCGGCATGGCAACGGTCAGATTGCGGGATTCGATCGTGAGCTTGACGTTGTTTTTGGAGATGATCTCCGCCTGGGCTTCGTCTCCGGTTTCGTAGAGGGTGGTTTCCTTGGTCTCCACATCCGCTTCGATTTTCGGCGCGGAAGCCAGCGGTCCCAGGGAAGTGTTACCGACATTGACCAGATACTTGTAGTAGTTCAGTTTGCTTACGAGCGTGGTGATTTCTTGCGGGGTCAGTTCAGCCATTATTATTCTCCTTTTTTGGGTTGAGTCAATTATGGTCACGCTGTCAATACAGCGACGAGATTGACGGAGACGAAGGTCTTGACCGCGCCGCCGTCGGTGTCGTCATACATGGCGGCGCTGCCGCGGAAGAAGAGGGATTTGACGGTGATGTGTTCGAGCAGGACGTTCCAGACGGGGATGATCCGGGGGATCATGCCGACAAAATTCAACCCGTCGTCCCGGTCCGGATATTTGGCCAGCAGCTGGACGTTGCAGGTGACCGGCTCCATGCGGTCGGAATCAATGACGGAATCGATCCGGACGGCAATGCCGTTCTGTCCGGCCGGGATCTGTCCGCGGAAAATATCGGAATCGATCGTTCGGTTCAGCTGCTGAGCGAAAAAAGCGGTGAGATCGCGTTCTGCTTCGGTGAGGTTCATGGCCGGGCTCCTATATCTTGAGGTTGGATTTGATGATCTCTTTGATGGCGGCGCGGTTGTCGTCGATGGCCCGGGTGATGAACTTGCGGCCGACCATGACATTGACCTTGCGCTGTTTATCGAGAGATTTTTCACGGATCAGGTAAAAACCCTCGTGCATCGGGATCGCATACTGCGAAGACGGTGCATTGGACGGGATGAACAGGACCGTCGCCAGGGAGCGCTGATACTGGACGACCCGCATCGCGATGTCGGCGGTTAGGTTGCCTTCATCGACCGGAGTGCGGAGCTGGACCTGGCCGCGGAGGTAATGGCCGGTATCCTGCATGGCTTTCATGGCGGCGGCGCCGTTGGCACGGGCGGCTTCCTGAATGCGGCGGCCCATCTCGCGGGTGCTGAATCGGAATTTCGCCATGGTCATGCTCCTTTGGCCGCGGCAGCGATCTTGTAGCCGAGCAGCAGACCGGAGAGATTCTTATAGACGCGGACGCCCTGGATCTCATGCGTGACGCCGTTCCAGATGATTTGTCCGGGCAGGGCAGGCGGGGAATCCAGCGGGGAGACGTAGAAAATACGTCCGGCTTCGATGCGGCCGAAGTAATCGAGATCCGCCTGGGAGAAATCGGAGACGATCGCTTTTGCCGGGATGGATTCGGAGAAAGACGGTTTGCCGTCGGAGATGATCTGTCCCTGCAGCAGGGTGACGTCCTCGGATGCGTATTTTTCGATGATGGATGCCATGGAAGATCCTTTTTTCAGGAGGGCGGCAAGTCAACAGGAGCGGACACGGACAGGACGGACAGGACGGACAGGACGGACGAGACGGACGAGACGGACAGCCCGGGTACCCGGGGAAGGTTAAAGGCGGAATGGGTTTCCCTTTAATGAAGCGGCGATGATTAAAGGTCGCGGGCGGGAAGGTTTAATGAAAGAAAGATCAATATATATGCTCTCTTCCGGCACGTTTTTCTTTGATGTCGAATTCGAGATCCCGAATCGCATCATCAACATTTGCCGGGGGGACCGGACGAAGATAAAGCGGAGAATAGATCCCTTCATACAATTCTTTATGCTGTTTAATATCATCCACGACTGCCTGAATTTCATCAAGGTTTTTGCAGTGGTGGACAATAGCTTCCATAAACAGATCTACATTAGAAACCAGCAACGGTATTCCAAACCTTTCCGATCTTTTTTTATGCCGGTCATACCAATCAGTCAAATCGGCATGGGCTATTTTTAATCTCAATGTCTGTTCCGATTTATCCATTGAACCAACTCTTTTTCATTATCGAAGAAATCATTTGTAAATAATTCAAAATCCGGAGACAATCCCTGCTGTTTCATTTCCTGTAAAAAGAAATCCGTGATACTGTTCAATTTAGCATCTCTCGGCAATTTTACAACTTCCCTGCAGAGGAAATTCTGATATTTTTTTCTGCACCCCAAGGCATCCGCAATATTGCGCAAGCGGGAAACCTGTGCACGATATCCCCTGGCATTGGACTGAATGTATTTTACCCCTTCTTCCGAAAGATTGAACCCCAGTGCGGCAGCTTCCCGTTTCAGATGTCGTCTGGTAAATTCTTCATTGGCAACTTCCGTTGCATACATTACGTAAATGTTTTCTTCCTCCTCTTTTCCCTGGGATTGCCGGAGGTGATTGATTTCGTGAATAATTACTTCGATCGCATGAAGTTCGTCATGGGAAAAATCGTTTTTGCCGGTTTTTGCTTTGGCGTATGCGGCATTCAAATGGAAGGCCGTTCCTTTGGACAAACAGATATTCCCATTCCGATCTGCTTCTCCACCGATTTCGTCAGGATATTCTTTCACACTAACCGAGTTGATTTTTCCCAGTGCATCATCTGTCAATCGAGTTATCTTTGTATCGATAATCTTGTCACGCAGGTCATTATCAAGATGATCTGCCGTCTGTTTCGATTCATAAACCCCCAGTGACTGTTGGCGATTGGCGGACGCATAAGATCCCGTCATTGACTGACCTGTTGAATTATTCGGAAGGGTCAGACCAGACGGACTTGACGGACCAGACGGACCGGTCGGACGGGAGGTTTTCTCCTGGGACTTCCCGAATTCCTTTTCGATGATGTAATCGGGGACGGCGCTGTAACTGTGGGTGCAGTTCGGATGGAAGACGCCGGCGGCTTCCAGATCGTCCTTCGTCGGCAATCCATATTTGTTAGGGCCGATGGAAAAATACTGCCCTTCATATTTGGCACAGGCTTCGCAGCAATGGCCGGAGACCGAAAGCAGCATGATATTGTAACCCTGTTCGGCACATTCCTGTTCGTAGGAATCGCGGGCGCCGTTCATGAGTTCGGTTCTGGCCAGCATCTCGAAATAGGATTTGTGGGACCACTTGCGGCCGGCGATGTCGGTGAACTGGAAACCGGGAACCTGCAGCGCTTCATTTTCGAGACGTTCGGAAACCTGTCGGCGGGTTTCCCCGGTGATCGCGGCCTCGCGGAAAACTTTCGCGGAAAAGTTCCTGAGCTGCCGGATGTGGTCGAATGACATCTTGTCGGTGCGGAGCGCGACGTTGTTATAAACGGAATCCAGAGCATTCTGAATGCGGCGGGTGTCCGGGCCGCCGAGGACGTTCTGCCAGACGCCGGACCGGGTAAGATCCGCTTTGGCGCGGTCGTATCCCGCCTGATATTCCTGCGGGAGGAAATGGTCGAACTGCGCGTTGATGGAATCGCCCCACTGGTGATACATGGCGGTCAAGGTGCGTTCGAGTTTCGCCACGTTCACGTAGGACCAGGGAGCGTTCGGATGGTCGGCAATATGATCCAGCAGACGGGCACGGATGTCATTGCGGGCGCGGTCGCAGACGGAATCGATCTTTTCGACCGCGGCGTGGATGTGCGCGGTGATCGGGTTCGGGCGAGGTCTGGCCATGCGGAATTATCCCCGGCCGACGCGGACCAGAGTGGGAGAACAGGCCCGGCGGGCGGCGTCGATGAAGACTTTGGCGAAGGAGCCGAATCCGGATCCGGAAAGGAGCGAATAGGAGACGGAGAGGTCGCCGACGGATTCGCCGGTGACGACCTTGCCTTCCTTCATGGATTCGTAGTTGTGGGCGAGGAAGACGGCCTGTTCGGCGATGGCCATGGTGACGGACGGGACCAGCAGAGGGACGGCGGACAGGTTGAGTTCGGCCAGCACCTGATTTTTCGCCATGGTGACGGCGGCGGCTTTTTCCTCGTTGGAGCGGGCGGACCAGAACGCGGCATCCATGTGCGCGGCCAAATATTCATTGACCGCGGCGATCAGTTCGGCATCGGTCATCGGCAGTGCTCCGTCGCGTATTTTTTGAGGATGTCATATTCTCTGCGGGAACGCGGGGTGTAGAATCCCTGGGTGTAACTGATGCAGAGTTCCGGGCACCATCCGGAGGATTCGAAACGGAGGGTCGGGATCTTGACCGGATCCGGATCGGCGGGAGCGGAAACGGGATCCGGGACGGCGGGTTTGCTCTTGTGATACGGAGCGGCGATCTCGGCGAGCTGTTTGAAGGTGTAAGCATCGACCGGCGCGAGCTGGACGCCGGATTTGACAAGCGATTCGTAAAGCTGCTGTTTGGTCATGTTCGAATTCCTTTCGATACAAAAATGGCAGCCCGGCGACATGGAGAGGAAACGCCGGACTGCCCGGGGTGCGGGATTACTGTTTGATCCAGGCGGAACCGTTGGACGCCCAGACTTCATCCTTGACCGCGGTGGTGATCTTGGTGCCGGAGGTCCAGGCGGTGCCGATCAGGACGCGGAGACCGATGTTGGCGGCCGCGGCGGCGGGCACGTCAGCATCCGCGTGGACGGTGATCTGCTGATAGGTCGGGATCGGATTCCCGGCGGCGACGGGGAGACTGACGCCGTCGCCGACGCCCTGAATCTGGATCTTGTGGACCTTTTCGGAGGGGCCGCCGTCGACGCCGTAGAGATAGGTGTGGTCGCGGCCGACGTCCTCGATGAGGTAACCGAGCGAGCCCTGAATGGACTTGCGGGATTCGCGGCTGGATCCGGCGGGTTCATCCTTGACGGCGAGTCCGTCATTGGTCAGCCACTGTTTCTTGCAGCTGGACAGTTTGACGATCGGGATGATGTCGTCCGGGATGTCCTGATCGACGACGATGTTCAGCTTGCGGCCTTCGTAGTCGTAGGCGTTGGCGTAGATGCCGCCGGCGGTGTGCTGATTGCGGTCGGAGGTCATGACTTCATCGATGTTGCACGCGCCGAGCAGATTGTTCAGGAACGCCTTGTTCGTGGTCGAGCAGAGGATCGTGTCGGGCTGGCCGCCGCGGTCGAAGACTTCTTTCAGCGCGGCTTTGATCTTGGCGTCGGTAATCGCGCCGGCCGCGTTGTATTTGAGGACGGTGCGGGTGCCGCCGTTGGTGTCGGAGAGCTGCTGGAGCAGACCGGCGGACATCCAGCGTCCGGCAGCGGATTCGGCGCGCTGCTTGCGGCCGTAGATGGCGGACCGGGCGAGCAGCCGGGAGACGTTGGTCATGTGTTCGGAGTAGAGGACGACGGTGGCATTGGCGGGATCGAGCCCCTTGCCGACCAGTTCGGCGTGCTTGGTCCATTCCATGACCTCGAACACGGTATGGATGAAGTTGGTGTATTTGGTGGTGGTGTTGTTGGCGCTTTCGACCAGTTTCAGATCGACGTCGTCGCCGGCGAAGGAAACGACTTTGAAGGGCGTGGCGGCGTCGTGCGCGGCGGCGGTGGTTCCGCCGGCACCGCGGGTCCAGACGGAAATCGTATTGGTCGAACGATCCACGGCCTTGACGATGACGTATTCATTTTCAATTTTCAGGACGTGTCCGATGGTCAGACCTTTTGCGGCGGCGGCGGAAACGGAAAGACCGGTCGTGTCGTCATCATCCCAGGAACTGGCGCCGAGGACGCCGTCGCGGAGATTGTCTTCGCGGGAATAAATCTCGAATTCCTTGGTGGTGAGAGCGGTGACCGGAGCGGACATTGCCTGATAGAAGACGCCGCAGTAAGGGCCGGGCTGAATCGCTTTTGCGACGCCCATGATGACGGGATCGGAGAAGAAGTTGAACTGACCAAATTCAAAAGCCATGATATACCTCCTTTATTCGGGTTTTGGCTGATTGCTGTCTGCCGGCGGCTGACTCTGTCCGTTCTGAAGGCGGATGAGTTCGGAAACTTCGATCATGGAAAGTTCCTTTTTGCCGAGCAGTTCCTTGATGCGCTGCTGACCGGCGGCAGCGTTGGACGAGGTTTCTTTGCCGGGACCGGAGCCGGATCCGGGATGAGCATCGGACTGGAAGTGCGAGGGGACGGAGGTTTCGAGCTCCTTGAAGAACTGCGAGACGGCCGCTTCGTCTTTCAGGTCGAGCTGCTTTTTCGTGATGAGATATTCAAGGTATTCGGGATTGTCGAATTTGTGGGCGGAAGCGAGTTTACCGACTTCGGCGGTGAAATCGCGGGCGGTGATCTGCCGGCGGGCTTCATCGCGTTCTTTGGTTAGATCGTCGACCTGCTTCTGCAGTTTGGCGAGCTGTTTCTCGGAATCCTTCTTGGCCTTGTCCGCTTCGGAGAGGCCGTTCGCTTCGAGGTTCTCCACCTTTTCGGCTTCCTTCTTCTTGGCGATTTCGGCGTCCAGACGGGATTTCGGGATGCGGTCGGTCGATTCGGGATCGAATTTACCGATGAACTCCTTTTCCTCGTCGGTGAGCGTTTTGCCTTCGGCAATCTTCTTGAGAATTTCCTTGATGTCCATGCGAACTCCTTTTAAGTCTGGGGGTGACTGCTGTTTTTAACGTGCCTGATGCACGGGGTTCAATAAAAAAACGGCTTGTCAACATATTTTATTTGACGTTCCTTCCTTTATTGACTTGCATTTTTTCCAATGCAGTGTATTTTAAAGAAAAGGAGGAGACCGCAATGGCTGCAAAGATCAGAATTTTTATCTCGGAGTTATTCGACTGGGATGCGGAACGGCGTCACAGACGGCATGAAGCTGCTCTGATAATGAAACATATCCGTCAGATCCGGCAGAGAAACCGCAGGATTTCGGCTGAAATCGATGCTGACCTTTCTGAAAGCCCCATGAGCAAAACCGGGAAAAAACTTTCCGCGTCGATGAAGAAAGCGTATGACCGTCTTCCCGCGGAAGATCAGAAAATGCTGTCCGGAGTCGGAGCATGAGCAAGAAACCGGTTCCGATGCGCCCTCCGTCAGGGAAGACTCCTCCGACGCCCGCGCAACAGAAGGTTCTAATAAATCAGGATTCATACCAGATTCCCGATATATTGAATGACAAGTCGGTTATTTCCGTAACACAAGCCAAAAGTTACAGTGGGCCGTTACCATCTCCGCAGACCATGGAAGAATTCAAGAAACTCGGTGTGCTGGATGATATTATGACGGATTTCCGGGAAACTTCCAAAGCGATGAATCTGGAAAGGACAGCCCGGGCAAACGAGATTCAAAATCACAGCGAATGCGAGAGGCGGTTGACCATTTCGCGCTGCCGCAACGAATCGATTTCCAATTGGAAACACCTTGGTGCAGTTTTTATCGTCCTCGGATTCATGATTTATCTCGGGATTCAGGGAATCGAACTATTGAAAGCAGGAAATACCATTGCCGGCAGTTTGATCCTGGGCGGCGGCTTCTTCGGTGTTTTGACCGTGATTGTTAAATCCAGACGTTAATATTCCGGCAGAGCCGGATCGTCGGATTCGTGCTGATGCGGATTTCCGGCGGCGTCGATCTCTTTCAGGATCGTCTCGACGGTCTCCTGCGGCATCTGCCGGATACGGTTGAGCAGCGCGACGGCGGCCTTGCCGCATTCCCTCTGATAGGTTTCGGACTGCTGGTTCATGCCGTAGAGTTCCAGCAGAGCGGAGATGCTTTCGGACAGCTCGAAAACAGCGAAAATCCGATTGTAGTTCAGCTTCGGGAGTTTGAGTGAAGGGCTCCATTTCGCCATGATCTCCCAGGCTTCGTATTCGGACTGTTCGAGAATGTCGGCATGGGTGACCAGCTGCTGTTCGATGGCCTGAAAATCCCATTGCTTGGCTTCGGCGCTTTCCACGAGTTTGGTGTCCTTGTCGGTGGCGAGGAAACAGAGCGAATATAGCTGCTTGATGAGCCGCGCGTTCTTGGTGTCGATCTGTTCGATCTCGATGCCCGGCGGGGTGATATACCGGGCGATGCCCTTCGATTCGGCCGATTCGGTGATCGCGACGCCGCGGGCGATGATGAGGTCGAGTTTCTCGCGGATATATTCCTCCTGCTTCTCGCTGGTCTGGATGTCGGCAGCCATCTCCTGAATGCGCTGGCGGGCTCCGGAGACAAAGGTTTCCGGCAGGACGAGCAGGGAGAACATCTGTTTGACGACGTTCATCTGGGATTCGGATTCGTTGTTCATGATCGCGTCGGAGATGCCGACAATGTCAGCGAACCAATGGGAACTGCCGATCGCGTAACCGTCGGCCTCGGTTTTGCGGATGAACGGAACGCAGCCGAGATTGTGTTCGAAATACCCGGAGACTTCGGCCCGGCCGCCTTCCGGGATGCGGACCGTGGTGCAGTCGGTCCGGGTCCAGAGTTTCCGGACGGTGACGTTTTCCCCCTTCCGGAACGGATCGGGCTGATGCCAGAAACTTTCCTCGGTGCAGACCCAGAGGAGCCGGCAGTCATCGCCGCAGGCCCAGGCCTTCACATTTTCGGGGGACGGTGCGAAACAATAGGGACGGAGACGTTCGGATTGTTCGCGCGCCTTGCTTACCGGCCCATCGAAAGACGGCATGTCGATCTGGAGCCAGGCGACGCCGTAGATGCGGAGATTGATCGAGAACTGCCGCATGACTTCATCGACGCGATGTCCGGCGCGGTCGAAGTCTTCGGAGATGTCCGGATCGGCGTTTTCCCGGGTCGGCCGGACCGAAAGAACGTATTGCGTCAGCAGCCGGACGACCCGGCGGGGGAAGTTGAAGTAGTAGGCGCGGAGTTTGCGTTCCTCGTATTCTTCCTTGAATTCGGCGAGATGTTTGATAAGTGCCTGTGCGATATACGGGCGGCCGCCGTCGTATGCTGCGCGGTTCTTTTTCCATTGCGGGAGGTTGGCGGTATAGTGCGGGTGTTCGAGCCGGAAGATTTCCGCGGCTTGGGCTTCGGTGGGTTGCGGCATGGAGACTCCTTTTTTTCAGGAGGAGTTTTTGTCAACTGGACCATCTCGCGGAAAGCGGAGCGGTCTTCGTCGGTCAGGCCGGAGGGAAGTGAAAGCATCTCGCGGAAGGCGGTGCGGTCTTCGCCGGTGATTTCCGGGGGGGTGATTTTGTCCATGATAAGCAGAAAAAAAAGGTGCCGTCCGTGAACTGAGGCAAAGTCTCATCACCGCAACGGCACCACCCGTTCACGATTCCACACGGACGGCACAATACTGCCGTGGTGTGTTCGATTCGGCGGGCTGGTGACCCTGAACATGCCGGGCGCGCTTTGCTCGCGCCGGGGAGTAATATACATGCGGAAAGGGAAAAGTCAATTCGCGATGATGAAAGTTCCGGCGCCGTAATCGCGGGAAGCCTGAGCGAATCCGCCGGAAATGGCGTCCACGATGTCGTCATGGCTGCCGACGGGGAACTCTCCGAGCTGCTCGATGACCTTCTGATTCCACCAGGCGCGGCGCATGTAGACGTTGCCGGCGGCGAAAATCGGCTCGATCTCCCCGGCCCGGACGATCTTATCCGCGGAAACATTGACCTTGCGGACGACGCGGCGGCCTTCCAGCACCCGGCTGATGATGGACCAGGTGTCCTTGTAACCGGCGACGGATTCGACGCCGACTGTGACGGACGGGCCGTCTGCTTCGGCAGTGTCGATGATGAGGCGGTTGCGTTCGAGCGCCTCGGCCTGACAGAACCGGACGTCGTCGATATACAGCGTATAGATGCCGTCCTTTTTCGTGACGGCGATTTTTGCGCCGGCGGTGCTGTCCGGATCGTCCTTCATGCGGTCTTTCTTTCCGGATGCGAGGTCCCAGAAGCGGAACCAGCGGAGATTGCCGGGCATGGCGTCGATGATCCTGATGTTCTCGGTGCGGAGCATGTTGCCGCCGCGGACGACCGGATCGCATTGAAGAAGGGATGCGGACTGATACGGTCCGAGGATCGCGAACTGGTGTTCATACCAGTCCGGACTGAAGCGTTCGGGGAAAAGGTAACTGCCGTCGTCGGAACGGGCGGGAAATTTCATGATCTCGAATTTCGGGAAATCGGCGGCATAGTCGGCGTGGGCGGGATTGATGCGGTTCTTGATGCGTCCGATCAGATCGTCCGTGTGCCACGGGGTCGCCAGGATGACCACGACGTGGACCGGGGCGAGCCGGGTCATCAGGTTGCCGGAAAAGTTGTCCCATTGCTTGTCCCGTTCGGTTTTGGATTCGGCGACGGAGCGGCCGCGGAGATAGTCGTCCACGATCAGGAAGTCGGCGCCTTTGCCGGTTCCTCCTGCGGCGATGGTGGCGGTCTGGAATTTTCCGGCATGGTCGCGGATGCCCCAGGTCTGGACGCTGGACGATTCACGGGAAAGCGCGATGCCGGGAAAGATCTCCGCGAAAGCTGCCGAACGGATCACGCCGCGGGCATCACGGGAAAGCGATTGTGACAGCGAATCGGAATAGGTGGCCAGGATCATTTCTGCCTCCGGGCATTGCCCGAAAACGTACCCGGGGAAGTGCCGGGAGACGATCTCGCTTTTGCCATGCCGGAACGGAACGGTAATGATGAGGTAGGTGGATTTGCCGTGCCGGTAATCGTAGAGCGCACGGTCCAGTCTGGACGTGATCGCGCGGGTATGTCTGCCGATGATGAACGGCCGGTCGGAACTGCGGACCGCCCGGATGAATTCCAGCAGCCGGAACCGTGCGGCCGTGATTTCCGCCGTGGTCATGGTTTGACTCCGAGCAGTTTGTCGAGATATTTTTCGCGTTCCTCGAAAGTCATGTTCTCGATGATCTTCGCCGCTTCCTTCGCATTGTCGGCCGGGGGAACGGTGCGCTGGATGGAATCAACTTCGATCTTGCGGCCCCAGACTTCCGGCATCTTGTGGGAGAGCCATTCGAGGATCGCGCCGGTTTCGGGAGGAATCTGACGGCGCCATACCTTCTGTTTGACGGGATTGCCGTTTTCGTCGGTTTCGATATAGCGGTCGGTCAATTCGAATCCGCGGGCTTTTTTCAGCAGCAGATTTTCCATTTCGAAGTTGATCGGCTGTCTCCCGCGCGCGAGGGCGTGACGAAATTGCGGAAACCGCTTCTGGTATTCGTAGAAAACGCGGGTGGAGATTCCTAGGGCCTTGGCGATTGCGGCATCCGTAACCCCTTGTCTGGCAAGGCCCTCGGCAATCGTATCGAAGGTTTCGTTATACTTGCATCGGCGTCCGGTCATGGCATCACCTCAGAAGAGGTCAGGATGTTCGGCCGACGCGCTTTCTTCTTTTTTCGTAACGTAACGGTTTCTGGCCAGGGTGATCTTTTTGACACAGAGGACAAAGAGCTGAGCGAGTTCCGGATGGGCGCGGCAGATATGAAGCAGACTGGTGTTGATGCGCTGGCGGGAAACGCCGCGCTTGCGGGCCAGGTCGGATTGCTGGATCTGCGGATTGCGCAGGATTTCGGAGATGGTCGCCACGGTATTGTCTTCCAGAGTGATGATATATCGCAGGATGTCGCCGAGGGATTCGAGATTGACCGATACCGGATCGGCCGGAGCACTTTTCCCGGAAGAAGCGGGGATTGCGGAACAGCGTTTTTCGTTTTTCTCGAACGAAACGGGGTTCCGGACGCGGGATGCGGAATCCGGATCGGGGGATTCGGAATAGTATTTGCACGATTCATAATATTCGCAGTCCGCAGCGGAACACGCGGCGGAGAATTCGCCGTAATGGCCGTGATTACATTTGAACTGCTGAGATTGAACCATGCGCTCCCCTTTTTTTGCGGAATATATTCAAGATAGGGGAGATTGTCAACGCAGCAGGGAAAAATTTTCCGGAAAAAAGGGCCGTTCTGGAGTTTACGACCCCGATTTGTATAGAATCCACCCGATAAATTCGCCGCTTGATTTTTCGCATGAAGATGCTATATTACCGACAGACATCTGATAAAGATACTTTGATTTTGCCCGCTTTTCCTGTGCTGATGTTTACAAAATTATAATGGCTGAAAATGGAGATCGATATGGCGGATTTCAAAAAAATCGTGCAGATGATTAACTTTTTTGCGAATAAAAACCGGAAACTCGTAATTTCCAAACTCCATGCGCTGAAATTGATCTTCCTTGCAGACCGTTACCACATGCGGCAGTATGGAACCATGATTTCCAATGACGAATACTGGGCAATGCAATTCGGCCCGGTTCCCTCCTGTGCCAAAAATATTGCCGAGATGTCTTCACGGATTGCTCCGGAGATTTTGGATTATGCTTCCCGTTATCTGACTGTTCCAGCTGCAAATTTGGTAAAATCTGTTGCTCCGGTTGATTGCGATCAGCTGGGACGCACTGAATTGGAAGCATTGGATTTTGCCTTTTCAGTCTTTATGACAGAAAATGATATTGTCGAGGTCACTCATCGGCTTCCGGAATGGAAAAATCATGAGGATCGGCTGCTGAACGGTGCGACCCGGGTAAAAATGGATCCTCTGGATTTCTTTACCCCGATTCCGGGAAAAGATTATGGCGGCAATGCATCGGTTCAACGGTTGAATCTTGCCAAAGAAATTTTTATCGAAGACACCGGGATCAATCGGGCTTTGGCATGAATATTCCTCTTGATCCCGTAGATTTTTTGGGATATGGTGATGTTTTTTATCTGGAAATCCCGGAAGTGGAGGGGATCCATCATATGGTAGTCGTGAATACTTGCCCGCAGGAGAATGAAGTAATTGTTCTGGGCGTGATTACCTCCAAAGTGGAAAAACGGAAAGAGTTTATCCGGCTGGCCGGGAAAAACCCCTTGTCCCTGGTTGAATTCGATTATAAAGTTCATTCCGCCATTGACTGCAATAACCTGAAAGAAATTTCCAAAGACAATCTCCGCCAAAAAATAAAATCCGGAAAAGCACAAGTATCCGATCCGCTTCCTCCATTACTTATGAAGCAGATTTTCGATGGAATTATAGCCGGTGATGCTCCTCAGCGTTTGAAAAATCTGGTTCAGAATCTGATTCGGAAATAACACGGCATCCCCTGCGGTGATTAAAGGCTGTCGGCGGGAAAGTTTAATGACTATGAACGCCGAGGACGTGCCGGCAGGTTGAAGATTTTCCCGTAATCCACAATTTCTTTTTCTGCATCAGGATCGAAACCATCAATTAAATTGACAAAATCCTCCCCATACATTTTTTTGTATTCGGCATTGAATTCTTTGATTTCCTGCAAAATATCCGAAGGCACGTTTTTCATATAGCAAACGGGCTTATCATCATTTTCGTCAGGCGGATCCTGAATATAAAGCCTTGCCAGGGTATTGGTCCAAATCATTTTGCAATCCTTTCGATCATGTCGATAATATAATCCGGCAGTTCGCTTTTTTCAAACCGGTACATGACCAAACATTCGGAAAAGAATTCTTTGGGATTTTTAGAAGCGTATTCCGAGATTTTATAAATGGTTTCATCCTTTTTGGCTTTCTGATAGGTTTCCTTAACCAGTTTCATGGTCGGCGTTTCATTCAAAGCAAGGTTATAAACCCGCTCGGAACCTCGTGTTTTTTTATTCTGCCGTAACAAAAAACCGGCATCATTTTGCTCTTTGTATGCCCTCCTTAACAATATGGTATGGCCACATTCATGGGTAGTACAAGCCTGAACAGCTTTTTCCGGAGAAATTAAAACGTTGTTTCTTGAAAAACGAAGGAATCTTTGGGCATCGCGAAAAGCTTTTTCCGCTTCATGGCCGGGGAGTGATTTCCATTTGGCTAAATAAATTTGGAACAATGATCTGTTGCTTTTTTCATTCTCAAAAACCTGCCTCATCGCATCAATGGAAGCGTATTTAGGATTGAATTCGATTAGTTGATCGCCAGCATGCCCCAGGACGTTATCCTTCCAAATTCCATTTTTACCAATGACCTTGAATTTATCTTCAAGAATCGGGAATTCTGATTTAAGCAGCATTAACTCCCGATTGATAGCATTGACTGTTTCGAGCGGAATTCCATCCCAATTTACATTTTCACCCAGGTTCTGTTCTGTAAACTTTGCAGCATCCTTGATATTCGTTGCCGGAGTGAATTCGATTTGCGGTGTTGGTGGACTGGTTATCTGCTCAGCTTGATTATACTGCTTTTTTAATGGAACCGGATGCTTCGCCGGGGCGGACTGCGGTAACTTTGATGCATACATGGATTTTGGCAAACTGGAAGATTCCAATTTCTCCGGTTCCGTGTTTGATCGGCTGTTTGGCACTGTTTGATTTTTCTGATCCTTTTTCCCGAATTCCCTTTCGATGATGTAATCCGGGACGGCACTGTATGAGTGGGTGCAGTTCGGATGGAAGACGCCTTCCGCTTCCAGATCGTCCTTCGTCGGCAAGCCGTATTTGTTAGGACCGATGGAAAAATACTGCCCTTCATATTTGGCACAGGCATCACAGCAATGGCCGGAGACCGAAAGCAGCATGATATTGTAACCCTGTTCGGCACATTCCTGTTCGTAGGAATCGCGGGCCCCGTTCATGAGTTCGGTTCTGGCCAGCATCTCGAAATAGGATTTGTGGGACCAGCGGTGCCCGGCAATATCGGTGAACTGGAATCCGGGAACCTGCAGCGCTTCGTTCTCGAGCCGATCTGATACCTGCCGGCGGGTTTCGCCCGTGATCGTAGATTCCCGGAAGACTTTGGCCGAAAAGTTCCGGAGCTGCCGGATGTGATCGAACGTCATCTTGTCGGTCCGGAGCGCGACGTTGTTATAGACGGAATCGAGAGCGTTTTGGATGCGGCGGAGATCGGGGCCTCCGGTGATGTTCTGCCAGACGCCGGACTGTTTCAATTCGGCTTTTGCGCGTTCGTAACCGGCCTGATATTCCCGGGGGAGGAAATCGGAGAACACGGCATTGACGGAGGATCCCCACTGCTGATACATTTCGGTCAGTGTTCTTTCCAGCCGTGCGACATGGGCATAGGACCAGGGGGAATTCGGGTGCTCGTCGATATGTTCGAGCAGCCGGGCCCGGATGTCATTGCGGGAACGGTCGCAGATGGAACCGATCCTTTCAACGGCGGCATGGATGTGCGCGGTTATCGGATTCGGGCGGGGACGGGTCATGTTCGCTTATGCTCCCATCCGTTCCAGAACGAAATCGTCCACGGTTTCGTTGATGATGCCGCGGATCAGTCCGACGCAGGCTCTTCGCAATGGCCTGATTTGCCGGGTCTGTTCTTCGGTCAGGTCGGCGATCCGGCATTCCGCTTCGGTCCAGCCGAGTTCCTTCATCGCCTGATACATGCCGTTGCCGATCACGATCAGATTATCGGATTTCCGGACGACCATTTTGCGGTATTGGCCGAATTCATCCAAACTTTTTTTGATGGTGTCGATGTTCCGGCGGTTGTGGATCCGCGAATTGTCCGGATCCGGATGCAGGTCCGCCAGCGGAACGGTTTTGATGGTGTAGGTCATAAAGTGCTCCGTTGTTGAGTTTTTCAAAGGAAAGCGTGTCAACGAAAATCCCGGCCGGACCGTTTCGATCTGACCGGGATTTGCTTTTTACCGCGACTGCCGGGATTCCTGCTCGACTTTTCGCCGTTGATATGCCAGATGCGCTTTCCGTGAAATTTTCTCCCGGTTGGCCTGATAATATTCGCGGCTGTTGCGGACGATCTCTTCCTGATGAGCTGCACGGTATTTCAGCTGATATTTTCGATGATATTCCCGCACTTCATCCTTGTGCTCCTGTCGGTAGCGTTTCTGCTTTTCGGCAATCTCGGTACGATGTTCCCGATAATAATGTCGGGAAGCTGCCCGCTGCTGTTCCTTCCGCGAACGTTCCCCCCGCTGCCGGTATTTCCGCTTGCCGGTCCCCGCCTCTCGCGTTTCCGCTCCGGTTTCCGCGCTTTTTCCTATAGGTCCTATCGGTCTTATAGGTCCTATAGGGTTCGCGTTCACCTTCTCCGGCTCCACCGCCACAAAGCACACCCCGCCCACAGATATCAGATCATTCATCTGCCGCATCCTTTTTCGCGGCCAGCCGCTGCCGGACCACTTCGCCGTAAACGATCCCCGCCTTGAACGCTTCCGGGAAAATCGCGTTCAGCAGTTCCCATTTTCCGATCTTGGCCATCTTCTTCTGCCATTCCTCCCGGTCGATGAAACCGCTTTTGAAATCATTTTCCAGGTCGCGCAGCAAACCGATGATCCGCATGGCCTCGTAACGGTCGATTTTCCCGCGCAGGTCGATCATGATGCCTTCGCGGATCTCTTCCGGCGCCTGGTCCCAACCTTCGCCGTTGAGCCATTCCTGCATCTCATCGATCCACCGCAGACTCCACGGATTCGCTTCCATCGCGACCGGCTCGAACTCCGGCGATTCCTCATAACTTTCCGGGCAGCATGACGGCCGGCAATCATCGTCTCCGAAAATCGATCCGTCTGGTTTCCGCCCGGTCTGAACATAACACGGCCCGGACTGGCACGCTTGACATTTCCACACAATATTCATTTGCTTTCCCTTTTCCATTTGATTTCTTCGATGATCTCGAACGGCAGGATGATCACCAGCAGCAGGGCGCCGCCCAGGATCATCCCGAAAGCATACAGCAGATTTTTCATCGGAGTGCCTCGGGTTCCGGGATCTCGAAGATCCCCAGACGGCCTTTCATCTGGATCGGCGCCAGTTGCAGCGCGCGATGCAATTCCCAATGCCAGCAGCCGGGCATCGCCCAGATCGAATTGGCATTCCGGACGCAATCGGTCAGGTCCGCATATCCGACGATCGCGCCGAATTCTTCCTTGCGCATGGTGATACTTGGTCCGCGGATGCCGAAATGCCGGCAGACCAGCGTCTGGTATTCCCAGAACTGTTCGAGCCATTCGAGCGCAGTCCAGTCGAAACCTTGTGAGGCGTGGATGAACAGTTCGCCGCGGTAATCCGTCTTCCACGTCCGGTTCTCGATGTTCTTGAATCCGGAAACGATCAGCCAAGCCCACGGCTGCCGGACGGACAAAACTTTGATCGTCTTCATTTCGCTTCATCTTCTTTCTCATTGAATTTTCCGCATTTCATTCCGTAGTAACCTCGTATCCGGAAGCATTCCAGCGGTTTATTGTCCACAATATCCCAGAATCTCATGCAGAGAGGGTTGTCTTTGCTTCCTTTCTGGAAATACGAGCACTCGGCGCATCTTTTCGGTTCTTCGTTCTTACTCATTTCGTATCACCTGAACAGGTCAGGGGTGGGATCCTGCTCCTGTTGTTTTTTGCGTTCGAGCCAGGCATCGACCTTACGTTCGAGCTCCTTGCTTTTCCGGAGATCCGCCGGATCGCGATAGCGGAAAAAGTTTTTCTGTGTGGTCCGCAGTTCCAACACCAGTTTTTCAAAATCAGTCATTTTTTTCTTCCTTTCGATTTCTTTTTATCCGGCGTGTCTTCGATCTTGATCGGGTTGACCATGACCGGATTCAGGTTGAAATACGCGCCGCGGATCTCCGTGTAACCGTGCCGGAACAGATTCCACAGCAGCGTCCCGGCGATCCGCGCGGCATAGTCATTCACGAAAAGCTCCTGTTTTTCGAGCGCTTCGGCCATCGAGCAGCTGGGGGCATCGTCCTCCGGACCGTCCGCGATCAATTCCGGCGCGACCTTTTCCGGCCATGGCATTTCCCTGCTGCCGTTGCCGAGGATCACCTGTCCGTAATCGGCGCCGTTTCCGCAGTCGATGTGATACAATGTGTGTGAAGTCCGGGAAGCACAGATCTCCCGCCGCGATTTCCGCGAATCCACGCAGGAGATCAGGATTCCGAAATCGGAAAGCCTTTCATAGTTGGACGGATGCGCTTGTGCCTCGAATCCGGGAAAACACAGTTTCAGGCGCTGGACCAGCACCTCGGCCTTGTTCCGGCCGATATCGCTGTCGTAGAAAGACTGACGCCCGGCATTCGCTTCGGTGACCTTATCCGGATCGAAACAATCCACTTTCAGACCTTCGCCTCCGAGACCGCGCAATGCCGTATCAAGCCGCGCCAGCATGACCAGCATCTGGCTGCCGGTGCCGCCGCATCCGGTCAGCACGACAGTTGTCTGTCCATTCATCGGGATCTTGCTGTAATGTTTCATGGATTTTTCTCCTCCATCAAGTCTTGAATGGTTTTATCGTTCGGGATCAATTCATCGGCGGGAAACTTCTTCGCCTCGTTCCGGATCAGCGCGGGGACCAGTCTTTCAAACCGCGTTTTGCAGCAGGGACTGTTACCGCCCGGATGGCTGAATGCCGACGTGAAAAAGATCCGTTCGAATTCTTCCGTAATGATCTCCTGCTTCCCCCGTATGCTGGAATACGGCATGCACACCCAGCCGCTGGCGCCGTTGATGTTCCAGAATGGCGCCCGGTAAAGTTGTGTTTTCCGGTTCGGCCGCGTTTTGACGGCAAAGGCGTAAAGCGATTTCCCGCGCGCCAGGAAAACCAATCCCGGGTACGGGAATTTTTTGCCGCTGCACTTCATCAGCTGCTTGTTGCTGCAGGAGAAATAGATCTCGCGCATGGCCGGCGGCACATACCACAGCACCGCGTTCGGACCGCGGGCGAGGATATTCTCCGACTGCCAGACCATCGTGCCGTCTTTCGGCTGCTCCCCCCGGCCGATCGCCTTGAACAGTCCGGCGAGTTTCGACGCATCCACCGGCACCCCCGGAAGGATCACATTGTCGTCGATCTCGTTCAGGGTGCAGAGTGTGTGCCCCGGGCTGGAATAGACGATCAGAGCACGTTGGGCGATAAGGTTCATTTCGGAATAACTGTCACTGATATTCATCTGAAATCTCCTTGTCCGATGTCGCTGATCACGCTGCCGAGCGCAACCAGATACCGGATGAATTTGTCCAGGAGGTCGGCGATCAGGATATTGCGGCCCGCATTCTGTCTGTTCATGACGAATTCGAACTGCATGCAGCCGGGATTCGCGCCGTTGCCATACATCATGTCATGATACAGATCGTTGCAGACGCGATAGCCGATGTCGCGTTCGATCTCGTTCCTGCCCTTCGTCCAGCCGATCACGCCGGAAAACATATCCGTCCCTTCCGGCATGATCAGTTCGCGGTCATGCCGCCGGTGCGGAAAATTCGATTCGACAGAAAAATATTCCATCTCGCGTTTGTGCAGCTCGGTAAGCTGCGTCCAGCGTGAAAAATCCGGCGGCGGATCGTTGAACCGCTTGTATGCCCAGTCCGGGAAATACTCCTCGAACTTTTCCTTGGTGATCGCTTCTTCATCGCCGACATAACCGTCTTCATCCATGGTACCCCAGTTGAGCAGGAAATCCGCTTGATCTAAGATTTTCGCCGGGGTCAGGATATTGCATGGCGAGATGTCGAACCGGTCGAGCAGCCACGCACCGAGTCCGGGATGTTCGTGCTCGATCTCTTCCAGATCGCCGCCGAGATCTTCCGTGAACGTATTGGACACAAAGAACAGCCCGATGTAATGGTCTTTCTGGTCCTCTGGAATGTTGATTTCTTCGTCACCATAGAAATATTCGGTAACCCGTTCGTAGCTGTCCACACTCAGGCAATAGGTCAGCGGTTCATCATCGCGGAGGATTCCCCGCTTTTCCAGGTAATCCTCCATCAGGTATTCGATACCGCCGAGCTGATCGACCGCTTCTTTCCGGTATCCCAGCACGACAGCGAGCTGCTTGCAGACCTCGTCCGTCTGGCTGGTTATCGATCCCGCTTTTTCTGCGAGTGTCGGCACGGTCAGAAGATGAGCGCCGGCAAGCATTCCGGTGGGTAAGGAACCGGATAATTTTCGAGCAGTTTCAGCGCGTCGGACAGTTTTTCGGAGGTTTTCTCCCAGTCGCGGATTTCTTTGGCGGTGAGTTTGGCCGGAACGGCCGGCTGCGGTTTTTCTTTGCGTGATTTTTTGCATTTCATGTTCATCCTTTCGTCCCGGTCTGCGCCTGGAATTCCCAAATCTCCTTATTGCCCTCCACCTTCGGACCTTTGATGGCCGCGCCGGTCAGCTTCGGGAAGTGCGGGGCGTAATAATCGCGCACATCGGCCGGGCTGAACTGCGCTCCCGGATCATCCAGCTTCATGGCTCCATATTGGAATACCCGTTCCAGGGTGGTGACAGTGTTCTCTTTTTTACTCATGGTCATTCTCCTCCTTCGCTTCGTTCGTTTCGGTCTGCGGAGCGGTTTCCGCTGCGGCGAACAGATCTCCGCTGTCCGCTTCTTCCTTCTTCTCCGGCTTCTTGACTTCGGTCTTTCCTGGCTTCGGCGGTTTGTGGAGCGCCTCGATCAGCAGGGCGTCTGCGATCTGCCAGTCGGCTTTGACCTGGATCGGCTTCGCCGGATCGGCGCCGTCCTTCGGCCGGACGGTCGCGGTGATCTGGACCTGATCGCCCTGATCGGCGATGGTCAGGGTAAGGTATTTTGCGTTTGCAACGATGTCTTTGATTCTTTTGATCATGATTTCATTCTCCTTTGTGTTGATCGTTTTCCGGAAGCAGCAGACGGGTCCCGGACTCCAGCGAAAGACCTTTGAAGGCGTCGAAGTAACGCTCCGCGCCCTGCGCCATTTCAGGGGTAAATTCATTGGCGATGTCTTCCGCTTTGCGGATCCATCCGAGTTTCCGCGCAACCGCGACGTTCAGCGCCTTCATGAATTCCATGTTGAATTTGATGTGGACGTTGCGGTTCTGGTAGAAGCGGAACTCGAAGAGGGTTGCCGGTTTCCCTTTGATCGTGGTCCTGACATCGCCGCGCTCGCCGTAGGCGTCCGGCAGGTCGATCAGGTCGGCATGGAAGCCGAGATTATTCGCCACGGTGCAAACATCGGCGATCTTTTTGCGGCATTTTTCATGGAATGAATATCCATAGCCGTCATCGCCGGACAGAGCGTAACTGGTGCAAACGATCCGGTAATCGAGCGTGTAGTGACTGAATTTCAGCTCGCCGGACCGCTGATACCGCCAGTGGTCTTCCTCGAAAGCGCGTTTATTGGAAACGTAGTTCCGGACGTTCTCTTTCGAGGACAGCGCCATGAAGAAGTCGATCATCTGCTGTTCGGTGTAGCGGTTCGCATTTTTGATTACCCAGATGATCAGCGCGTAGATGTTCGACGGCGTGAAGTCGACCGTCTTCAACAGCGTGAAGCGGTTCAGCAGATCCGTGCGCGATTGCGAGGTGAGCCGTGAGGTGATCTCTTCCAGACAGTCGAATGCGGCTTTCCAGTAGAGATTTTTCAGCCCCTCGAAATTCTTTTTCAGCGCCGATTTGACCGCATCTTTATGCACCCCGATCGCTTTCAACACTCCGGCGTCCAGACCGCAGATCGTCTTGAAGTGTTCGAAGAGCTGTTTCTGCTTTTCTTCGTAGCCGCGGCACAGGATCTCGATTTTGTTCCTGCCGGTGAGCAGTTCCGCCTTGAGCGCTTCGGCTTCTCTGCTGCGTTCCTCATAATCCCAGTTATACTTGCTGTCCGAGGTGTCCGGCATCTTGAACACTTCATCGAAAAAGCTGTCGAATCCGGAATCCTTCGGCGTGAATTCCTTGCTGATCCAGAGAATGTCGACTTTCGCCCGCGCGGCGCGTTCCGCATCCAGAAAGTCCGCGCTGCCGATCACCTTGATCGCACGATCCTCATCCGGGACAAGCGTTTCATGGTCGAACGGGATCTTGACGGTTTCCAGTGCGTGCTTGATCCGTTCGCTCTCTTTCCAACGTCTGGGAATAATGAGGTAGATTTCCTTGCAAACGCTTTCGGTGATGATCCGCGCCGCCCAGTTTTCGTATTCACGGTAGGGCGGATTGCAGAAAATGATGTCCACCGGTTTGTCGATCAGAGTCGCCTCGTTGAAGTCGGTGCCGAGGACCACGATGTCCGGATCGAGCTGGTCCAGCAGGATGCGGCTTTTCTCCATGACGTAGTAGTGGTGCATGTCGACGGTATGGTGGCCGCCGTCCGGCTCTTTGGCGATCTCGGCGTTGAACTCCTGCACCCACTTCCGGAAATTGCAGGTGCCGCATCCGATGTCCAACACCGTGCCGAAGTCATCGATGCGGGGACTTCCATCTTCCCATTTATGCCGGCGGTGGTCCCAGATCATCCGGATCATTTCGCGCGTCGTCGGGTAAAACTCGAAGTCTTCCCTGGCTTCCTTGAGTCGTTCAATCAATTCAGTTGTGTTCATTTCCCTTGATTCTCCTCGATTCTGATTTTTTGATGTCGAACAGGGTAAATTTTTCCGGAGCAGTCGCTTTTCACCCGCAGATAACAGGCGATGTTATCAACCGTCACCACCGTGTGGTCTATCATGCTGGAATCCGGACCCCGGACAATGGTTCCGGAGACGACTTTTCCTTTCCAGGAATACACAACCCGCATACCCGGCTTGAATGACGCGTTCACTGAAGTGATCAGCTGCTCTTCCAACTCGGTTGCAACCGATCTCAATATCAACTGCAGACGATGGACCATTTTTACCATTCCTTTCTCGTGTTCAGTTCGGCCAGCGCGGTTTTCGCGGCCTCGATCATTTCCTCCCGCGTCATGCGGGCGGGTTCGATCATTCGTCCCGCGGCATCGGTTTCCGCGTTTTCACCCAATAATCCGATTTCAGTCTGCGGATTCGTTCCTGCGTTGTCCGCATCACCTTCCGCGATGCTTTTCAGCACCTTTTTCGCAAATTCCAGCTGCATTTCGACGAAATGTTTGTTCTGATACAATCTGTCCAGCATTCCGTTCATCTGGTGGTTCGAATAATACCTTGCCATTGTGACTCCTTGTCCGTTAAAAATTCAAGCCGCGTTTTTCGGCCAGAAAATCCTGACGCATCCGGCAGTGGGCATAAGCTGCCCGCCTTGTCCCGTTGTGGTTCCAGGCTGCCCGTTTCGGAACGAATACCGCCTCGAAAAATTTCCGCACGATGATCTTGTGGACGTAGATTTTCTTCCGCTGGTAAAGCCATTTCTGCAGCAGGGAAAATTTGACGTCGTCGTTGTGGATGCTGAACGAGCCTTTGACGTCGATCCAGATCAGATCCTTGTCGGTTCGGAAATTCGGCCGCAGCATCCAGCTGCGCGGCCCGGTCAGCAGAATCGTGAAATCGGGTGTGTAGCTGCACCCGTTCAGCAGAACATGTTCCACGGTTTTGCTTTTGGTTTTCAGCCGGATCTCTTCGGTGTAGGTGACCTTCGGAGCCAGCTCGATCGTCTGCGGATGATAGCTCCATGCGGAGATCATCCCGCTTTCCGCGGCCTCGGCGATGAAACAGTAAAAATCCAATTCATCCCGGCTGTCGAACCTGAAACCGTCGACCGCATAAACAGCCTTTTTTTTGTCCTCCATGTAAAATTCCTCCATTCAATTTTTCACCTCAAGTCTTCAAATTTTCAAGTCTTCAATCTTGTGACTTGTGACTTGCGACTTGTGACTTCAATCCTTGTAAGCTCGCGGCGGCGCAGCTTCCGGCGGATCCCGGTCTCCGTTCCCATACCGGTGTTCCTGCTCCGGATCGATGTCCGTATAGGTCCCGCTGGATCGGTCCCAGCGCATCTCGCAGAAAGTGTTCATCGTGGCCACATACTTGTTTTTGGATTTGAGGATGTGGACCTGCGTGATGTTTCCCGATCCGCTGGACTGGTCCCGGTAGAGACTGATCCCGTAGTCGGCTTTGTTGGCGAACTCCTGCGAACCGGAAATGTCGTTCAGCGTGATGACCGGATATTTTCCGGTCCGCTTGTCCTTTTCCGGTTTCCGGGGATGTGCCAGAATCGCAAACCAGACTTTGTGCGTCCTGGCGAAGGCAAGACACTGCTGCAGCATCTTGCCGATGTGGACCGTGAAGTTCTCCCCGGGCGGCAGGGCGCTCTCCACCCAGTTCCACGGGTCGATTATGACGCCCGAAACCTGATAGCGGATCACGCAGACCTCGAACGCTTCGAGGATCTCCGTTAATGTCATGGCGCCGCCGCTGTCCGGAGCGATCAGATAGAATATCTCGTTCACTGCCGCGACTGCCCGGCGCATTTCTTCCGCCGGCATCCGGTTCGGTCCGAAAAAGCTCCGGACCGCGATTTTTTCGGCGAGGTTCTGGACCAGCGATTCGGGCGGCATCATCTCCGGGGAGAAGATCGCCCAGCGCCACGACAGATTTTTTGCCGCATTGACCGCCAGCGCGTGGATGAACTCGCTTTTGCCGGAAGACGGCAACCCCGTGATGATGTTCAGCGTTCCTTTTTTCAAGCTGAAAATCTGGTCGAGCATCTTCCAGCCGGTCGACAATCCCCGCATGATCCCGTTCCGGTAAAGCGATTCCACCGCCGCGGTGTATTCCGCAAAACGGTGGATGCCCGGCACCGGATAGGGTTCCGCATTGTCGATTACCCGCATCACACCCTCCGGACCGTATTTCATCAGCACGTCGTTGATGTCCTTGCAGTCGCTCGGATAGGTCGTCCTCCGGCATTTCTGCGGTCCGAGCATCGCGACCAGTTCCTTTTCCAGCCGCAATCCGGGCTCATCCTTGTCCGTGACGAGGATGATGCTTTCCGAACCGTCGAGGATTTCCCGGCAGTTCGCCACGCATTCGAGCTTTTTGCCCGCGTCCGCATCCTTCGCGTTCGGCGCTCCCTTGTCCACGCTGACCGCCGCGGTGTAACCGCACTCAATCAGGCTGAGCGCGTCGATTTCGCCCTCCGTGATGCAGATCGTTTTGGCTCCGGCCGCAGCGTCGATGTTCCACAAACACGGCTCCGGATCCTTCTCCTGGGTCATGTTTTTCCGGGCGTCGCGGTATTTGACGTTCAGCAGTTCTCCGTTCCGGTAATACGGGAAAGCCATGCACAAGGTCGGCTGTCCCGTTCCCGCCAGATAATGGACTGTCGAATACACCCGAGCCTTGACCAGCGTGGACAGACCGATGCCGCGCCCGGCGAAATACTTCACGATCAGATTGCTGAGATCGCTTCCCGCCGTTCCCGGATCGGGTCGCCGGTAGACTTTCCGCTCCGGCTGGAAATCGCTTTTCTCGTGCAGCGATCCGGTCCAGCCGCAGTTGTGACAGTTCCAGGTCCCCTTGTCCCCGTTCACGGAAAGACAGGGTTCGTTCTTCTTCTTGCGAAGATGGCTGCACTTGGGACAGAGAACTTTCCGGTCGCCGGAAAAATTCATCGGCAGGTCGATGCCGAAATCACGGAACGTTTTCACAGGACACTCCTCCGGACTTTCGTTCCGTCCGCCAGCGTGACGTATGGATCAGCGGTACCCGGGCTGCTCGGCCCGGACTGGGCGTCATCGTCCCGCCAGCATTCAGGATCGTCAGCCCAATGCCCGGCCGCGAAAAACGTCCTCATGCTCCAGATGAATTTCTTCCGCCTCCAGTTCCAGCTTGCCGTTGCTTCCGCATAGCGCCGGACCGCCGACAGCAGTATCGCCTCGATCTCTTCGTAGGTTTTTCCCTGCGAGTGGAGAGTGTCGATCGTCTCCAATGCCGCCTTCATCCCTTCGAGCATCCCGTATTTTTTGGGATACGCCTCGTAGAGTTTGTGTGCGATGCTCCCCGGCCGTCCGCCGTTCGGATCGCCCGATGAGGGGGGACTATAGGGGGAAGAAGATGAAGTTGAAATATTCTCGGAAGAAGAAAGAGATAAAGAAGAATTCTCCGTCTTGTCCGGGAAAAGTTCGTATGGCGGCGCCGGATATTTATGGCGCTTGAATGACAGCTTCTGATCGAAATTCCTGATGGAGGCGTAACGGTGTCCGTCGGCTCCGTCGTAGCTGGCGATCAATCCGGCCTGTTCGCACTCGGCGAACCAGCGGGCAATGTCGGCAGTTCGGATATTCCGGATCGGGAAAAGTGTCGCTTTGAGCAGATATTCATCCGCGGGCAGAATGCCGTAATCGTCGGCGGCCTGGATCATCCGGTAGAAGCATACTTCCGCCTGGAGGGAAACTCCGTTCACCCTCCGGCTGGTAAGACAACTCCTGAATAATCTTTCTGCCATTTGAAATCTCCATTCTGGGCGGTTCCCGCGTTCGTCCGTGTCGGTCCGTGTTCGTCCGTGTTCGTCCGTGTGTTCGCGGGCCCCGCCCCGGTTTGCCGTTATTCTTCCGCCGTGTCCTCGTCGGCATCCTCCAGCGCTTCCAGCGTCGAGGTTACCAGTTCGCGGAAGTCATCCCGGGTACGGTCGTCAGTCAGGATTTTTGCCGCCAGCTGGCGGTTGTTCCCTTCCGCCAGCCAGTGCTCGAAATCTTTGACCGGCATCTGGGCGAAATACATGTTCAGATCGGCTTCGCGGAGATCCAGTCCGCAGACCCGGTCGTAGAAACTTTCCTCGGTGATTTTCTGATCCGCCGGCGCATCCAGTCCCAGATCCGGCTGCATGGCCAGGCCCGGATTGAATTTCACTTCCACTTCGAAGTGGTTGGTTTCGATTTCCTGCACATCGAGTTTGGTCCGGATCGTGATGTTGCCCTGTGCATCATATTCGATCCGGAAAGCCGGTTTGACCGTCATGACCGTCTGCTGCTGCCCGTTTTCTTTCTGGGCGTTCCGTTTGCAGTTGGCGGTCAGCACCCGCAGGATCGTGTCGCAGGCTCCGTTGGTGTCCATCAGTTCGATAAAGCTGTTCAGCATCTTGCTGTAAAATTCAGTGTTCGTGCTCATTTTTGGTCTCCTTGGTTTCTGATTACTGATTACTGTTCACTGCAGCGCCGAAGGCGCGTCCTCACATGGGCATGCCGTTGACGAGATCATCGACCGGCGGCTGTGCATCGGCCGCGGGCGGCTGGGCGTCGGCCGGAGTGTAGCGATGCTGTTCCGGCTGCGGAGCCGGTGCGGACGCCGGCGGATAATTCTGCGGCGCCGGCTGCTGCTGATTAAATCCGCCGTTGTCATACTGCGGCGCGGCCGGCGGATAATTCTGCGGCGCCGTCCGATACCCTTGCGGAGCCGGTGCCTGGCGGTAGCCCTGATTCGGCGGAGGTGCCTGACGGTAATTCTGCTGATACTGTCCCTGGCCGTAATTTCCGCGGCCTCCGTTCCCTCCGTATCCTCCGTTTCCTCCGTTCCAGTTCGCGCCCTGCTGGGGCGGCATCGGCGGACGGATCACGCCGTAATGCGTGGCGCCGCTCTGACTCGGCTGCTGACGTTCCCGGAGGGAAAAGGTAACCCAGCCGTTTTCGTTCAAGGACGCCTGCAGTTTGGCAATGTCCTCGGCGTTGAGGCTGACCGACACCATCAGTCCATACTGCCCGTTCTGGATCTTGGCACTGCCGACATACGTGTTCTGGTTCTGACTCTGCGGCTGTCCGTAGCCGCCCTGCTGATACTGATTCTGATACATGCTGTATCTCCTTGTTAGAATTCGCGCGTCTGACGCACGGTGATACCCATCTCCGTGCCGACGTAGGCGAGGATTTTGTCGATGTAAGTGATGAATTCCCGGACATCCAGCTCCGTGGTGCTCCGGATTCTCGGCGGCGTCGCGCCGCGGTCGGTGAGGAACATCGCCCGGAAAGTCTCGTGCAGATCGTCCGAGGAATTCCCGGTCTCGTCGGCGATCTCGTTCAGGATCGCCCAGTAGAACCGGTTCTGTTCGGTCGTCCGCGACGCTCCGATCTGCTCCACCGTGATCCGGTAATCGCCGCCGCACTGGAAATCGAGCTTTTCGATCAGCGCCGCCGCGACCTTATGCAGATCGTAGATGTTCCGGAAAGTTTTCCGTGCCGAAATTTTCATTGCCATCCCTGCTGCTGATAATTCTGCGGATATTGCCCCTGCGCGTTCTGCCCGTTCCAGGTCTGCGGCTGGCTCTGATCGTAAAGCGGCAGCCCTTCCGCATCCGGATCGCGTTCCTCGATTGTGGTCACGTGGAAGAGCTTCATTTCCGCGCGTTTGACCATTTCCGTAAAAGCCTTGCCAAGACTTTTTCCCGCCGTGTCGTTTTCCGCTCCGGCGCAGGGGATCGCGATGCTGAACCCGGTGTCGCAGTCCACCAGCGTCAGCGTTCCTTCGATCAGAGTCCGCGTGGTCATCCGGCCGTTGGCTCCGGTGATGTCCCGTTCCTGGACCCGCGTGATCGCCGGCATGATGACCAGTCCCAGCCGCGGCAGAACTTCCCGCAGCCGGGCATTCACCAGTTCATAACTGACGAAGCTGTAGCCCTGTTTCTGATTGATTCCGTCCTTGTAGAGCGTGCCGAGTTCCGATTGCACGGTCAGCACTTTCTTGGCGAGCGCCGCCCGCAGATCGTTCTGCACCGGCGCCGGTGTGGTTGGTTGTTCCATTGTCCTCTCCATGTTGGGGGTTAAAATTTGAAAGCATCAGTGAGTTCTTTGATGCCGAAGATTTTTCCGATCAGTGCCAGCGTTGCGATCGGCACGAGGAAAAACATTCCGATCAGCGTCAGCGTCCACAGCATTTCAATCAATCCGTCCATCCCGTTTTCCTTTCTCTTTTGCCCGTTCCCGGCTGATCCGGATGCTGTCAAGCCGTCCGCCATCGGGACCGTTGCAGTTTCCACCCGGATATCTCCTTTCCCATTCCTTTTTGGCCAGCATTTTCAGACATGCGTAGAAAGCCTGAAAGCCTTCCTCCGTCTCCGCCCAATACATTTCCCGTTCCGTATTCATTTACCGAAGAAACCTTCTTGCAAATTTCGGGAAGAAGATGTATATTCCCGTTATCGTTCCGGTAAGCAGTCCGGCCCAGAATCCACATTTCAGGAACATGAGGAGAATATGGATACGAAAAGCATCGAAGAGGCCCTCGGCTTTGCCCTTGATCCGGCCACCCGCGCCGCGTTTTTTTCCGGCTTTTTCATCGCTTTGACGATAGGCTGGTTCGCAGGTGTTTTTTTCAGCAAAGGTCTTTATGCTTTCGCCCGCCTGATTTCGTCCCAGGTCAGAGCTTGCTTCCTGCGGAAAGACCGTCTGCGGGAAGAGGAGCGTCAGCGCAAGAATGCCGCCGCAAAGCGCCGGCTTGAATCCTGTGCCCGGCGCAAGGAAGCCGAACGCCTTGCCGCGGAAAAAGCCCGGCAGGATGCGGAAAAAGCCCGCCTTGCCAAAGAATTTTCCGACCGCTCCAAAGAATTTCTCAAAAGGAAAATCGAACTCGGCATTCAGAAGGAAGACGAATGCACGGTTACCGACCGGAACGGGGTCCAATACTGTCCCGAATGTTTCAAAAACATGCGGCTTGTTCAGGTCGTCGATTTCCGGGGACTGAAACGCATCTGTCCCCAGTGCGGCGAGGAAGTCCCATCTGCGGATCATTGGAACCCTCCTTATTTCTGTTGACCCCATAGGTCACCTCCTTACTTCGTTTCCGTTGCCTGTTTGGAGTTTCTGTTCACCATAGATAGCATTTTCACCAAAAATTTTTTTGTGCTGCTCCCGGATGCAGAACCGGATGATGGTTATCAGATTTTTTTCTCCAATGGCATTTTTGAGGTCGTTGATCAGTCGATCATCGACTTCCGTGATGGTGATGGTTGTAGTTCGATCACTCATTTTTTTACCTCCATTCTGGTTAGTGGTTCTCGTTATAGATAGCAAAATACAAATTAAAAATAAATAAATTTTGATTTTTTTTTGTTTGCCGCATATATTACACTCAAAATGGAGGTGATTATGACGGTAGAAAATTTCGAGAAAGACTTTATCGGTGCGATCAGGACGCGCCTGTCGGAGATGACAGAACGGGAAATGGGCAAACGGTCTGGCGTTGCATCCAGTTATTTGAATTCGTTGAAAAACGGAAAAAAGCTGCCTCGCGCACTCTCCGTGGAAACCTTGCTGAAACTTTTTCCGAATGCACAGATAAGTCTGAATTCCGGCGATACGATTACAGGAAACGCCTCCTCAAATTATGGTCCTGCCGTCGGCAATAATTTCGGAGGCAGCGTAGTGATGAATCCCACCGCGGCTTTCGATGAGATCATTACGGCCGTGATGGCATCAGATTTGGATTCCGAGTCAAAAGTCAAAGTCTTCAACATAGTCAATCAAATCAAACAAGGAAAGAAAGCATGAGCGATCGAAGAATCCTGTCGGGGAAGAATTTATTCATCTGCCGTAGAAAATGCCGTATGCCTGCAGAAACATTGGCAAAAAAACTGGGACCACGGGTTACTGTAGAAATGATTGAAGCTTGGGAAAGTGGGAAAAAAAATATTCCATTGACCTATTACGGAGCATTGTTTGATTTGTTTGGTTATGGACTGGTAGACGAAGTGGAAATCCTTCCGGTCAGATTGAAAAATATTTTTCTCGAATCTTTTCGGCAATATGGAATTCTGCATAATTCCGAACCCGGATATGGAGAATTTGATGGCGATGAAATGTTTTTGGAAGCAATACTGGAAATTTCTAATATTGCCCTGAAAAAATCAACAGACATTAAACAGAAGATTGTTTTATCTAAGACGGAAAGCAACCGGGATGTAATCGTCGGAAAGGCTTACTCCCAAAAGGGAATCGCGATTGGTAACTATTTTCATGGCAAAGGTGGAATTGTTCGATTCAGTGATATCTGTGATGATGAATTCTGAACGCCTTCTTGAGGTGGTTATGACGATTGAAAATTTTGAGGCGGATGTGATTAACGCATTGCGGTCTATTTTGGTTGACAATGTGGAAAGGGATCTGGCGAAGCGGTCAACCGTATCCAGAGGGTATATTAATGCCTTGAAGAATCAAAAGAAACCTCCTCGTGCGCTTACGGTGGAAACCCTTTTCAAACTCTTCCCCCATGCTCAGATCACGTTGAATGCCGGGGACCAGATCAACGGCAATGCCACGACCGGCCACGGCCCGGCGATCGTCGGCCACCACAACCATGTGACCGCCGCTGCTGAAGATTCCGCTGAAACCTTCCGCCATAAGATTCAGGACGAAATCATCAGGGCGGATGTCGATCCGGAGGCCAAAGTCAAAATCCTGAATATAATCCTAAATACGGAGACAAAATGATTTTTTTAATTATTGGATTGGTTCTTTTTATTATCCTTTCCGTGACGCTGTTTGTGCTTCTGGATGACAAAAACCGAAAATATAAATCCTTGTTATGCGAGTTTGAGCGTGAACACGGTTACAATGAAAAGGCCAAAAAAATCCTTGCAAAAGAAAGCGAAATTTATGCTGCTGCTGAACAGGAAGCAGAACGAATTTCACACAATGCCCGGAATGATGCTGCCAGAATGACTGAAAATATCCAGGAAGAAGTAAATGGTAAACAGACAATCCTCGAAAATTTATCTGCTCAGATAAGCCAATTAAATGAAGAGATCAATCAGCTGAAAACTATTGTCATTCCTCTGCGGGTTGAATACGCATCTTCGGAAGTCGCTTTTTATTCCCCGCACTATGGCGATTTTCAGCATTCCATCGAATTCGAACGGGCATTGAGCGAAAACCGGAATGCCCAGAAAAAGATGATTCAGGACGGATCGTGTAATCAGATCTATTCCGTTGTGGATAAAAAATTGACCGCAGTTCTGAAAAAACTTTCGCTGAGGGCATTTAACTCCGAATGTGATTTGTATATGAAGAGCGTCGATTATAAAAATGTTGTTCAGTTTGAAAACCGGATATTGAGCGCATTCGAACAGATCAATAAATTACTCAATCCGTACGGAATCGCTTTGGCCAAGGAATTTTATGATTTAAAAATAAGCGAAATTCGTTTGATCCATGAAATGCAGGAGAAAAAACAGGCCGAATTGGAAGAGCAGCGCCGGTTGAAGGAAATTATGCGGGAAGAACTCCGGGCGGAAAGGGAGATGGAAAGAGCGAAACAGGAAAATGAAAAAGAGATGGACAAGTATGAAAAACTGCTTGAAAAAGCTGTTGCCATGGCCGAACGGGCTAAAGGCGAGGAACTGGATAAGATGAATGTGCAGATTGAGATATTGAAGCAGCAACTGGAAGAAGCCAGGGAAAAAGAACGGAAAATCAGTGAAGCGCAAAAGACCAAGGCCGGTTACGTTTATGTTATTTCCAACGTCGGATCATTCGGGGAAAATGTCTATAAAATCGGCATGACCAGGCGGCTCGAACCGCAGGAAAGAGTTGATGAATTGGGCGATGCATCTGTTCCGTTCCCGTTTGATGTCCATGCTATGATTTGGCATGAAAATGCTCCGGAATTGGAAAGTACACTCCATAGAGTTTTTGACAAAAACCGAGTTAATCGGATTAATCCGAGGAAGGAATTTTTCAAGATTTCATTGGAACGCATTGCGGATGAAGTGAAAAAATACAAAGGTGATATTCAATTTACCATGCTTGCCGAGGCAAAAGAATATCGCCAATCCATTTCTATGGAAGAGAATATTGCCTGAAGGGAAAACCACCTCATGAGTTCTGTAAGCATTCGGTCACCACTGAATAATTACTGGTAATCAATGAGTTATGTGTAAAACAAGAAAGGACGGTCACCGCTGTTATGAATGAAATGGTTCAGCCAGAATTGCCATTTTCCATTAAGGAAATTGAACGGGATGGTATTGTCATGGGGGTTCTCAGCGATGGAACCCCGTATTTAACCGGTAGGGGTTTGGCAAGGATGTGCGGAGTGGAGCATTCCGTTATTTTTCGCTTGACCAATAACTGGCATGAGGAAAAATATAAGCCGAGAGGACAGCAGATACAAAAAATCTTGATGCGTCATGGTTATGATAAAGACATCCTGTTCACCAAGACAATAGGACCAAATGGTGAAACCAATGCATATACGGATTCAGTTTGTATGTCTTTCCTGGAATATTATGCTTTTGATGCCCAGCAAGTGAATAACGAGACAGCAAGAAATAATTACCGTTTGCTGGCCACTCAGTCTTTTCGCGCTTTTATTTATTCTCAAGTCGGTTACAATCCTGAAATTCGGTTGGCTGAATCTTGGAAAAATTTTGAAAGCCGTGTCTTACTGAATGCCAGCGTTCCGGTCGGGTATTTCAGCATATTTCGCGAAATGGCGGATTTCCTCGTGCAGCTGATACGTGGCGGGATTATCATAAATGAACACACGATTCCTGACATCAGTGTTGGTCAGGCGTGGAGTAAATACTGGACAGATAAAAATTATAACTCAATTTATGGGGAAAGAATAAAGCATCCTCATTTTTACCCGGAAAATTATCCGCAATCTGCCGCAGATATTAGGGCTTGGATATACCCGGATCGGGCACTCCCCATTTTCCGGAGGTGGCTTCAAGAAGAATATACCTCGCATAGATTTCAAAGTTACCTTGAAAACAAGGTAGCACAGGGGTGTATCGAAAGAGGTAATGTGCCTGTAATCATGAACGCTGTAACTGGGAAAAATGCTATCATGCCCGGAACATTGCCAGCCTCAAAGATGCTGAAACAAAAATAAAAGGGAGGGAGCAGGAATGAACATTTTTTGTCCGCATTGTGGTCAAGGATATGATGTCGCAGAGAAGCATCTGAATAAAACATTGCTCTGCGAGACCTGTCACAAGGAATTTGTGGTTAAATTCGATCCGTCGAAAAAACGGTGTCCGGCCTGCGGTGAGGAGATTCTTGCCGTGGCGAAAAAATGCCGTTTCTGCGGGGAGAATCTGGAACCGCCGGAGAAGACGCCGAAATCTATGGTCGTAATGGGCGTGATCGCTGCCTTGGTGATCGTTGGCATCATCGTGGCGATGATCATATCTTTTGCGAATGAAGGCGGCGCGGCTTTGCCTGCAATCGGATTTTTCATTCTGGCCATCTTAATTACGATCACGATCTTCGTCATCGTGAAGATTTGCGAAATCGCCCGGAACACGAAAAAATGAAATACGCCATCTATGCCCGGGTCAGCCCGCGCGGATCGGACTTCGAGGGCGAAACGTCCATCGCGATGCAGCTGGAAATCTGCCGGAAATTCGTCGCCGACCGCGGCGGCACGGTCGTCCGGGAGGAATCCGACGAATTCTTTTCCGGCAAGGATCTGAAACGGCCCGGCTTCGCCCGGATCATGGATGAACTCGAATCCGGCCGCGCCGAATGGGATACGCTGCTGGTCTATAAACTCTCCAGACTGACCCGTTCCCTACGCGACGGCGCGGACATCTTCGACAAACTGTTCCGGCAGGGCAGGGGATTCGCCTCGGCGACCGAGAATCTGGATTTCAGTTCTCCGGCCGGTCGCGCCATGCTCGGCATGATGCAGGTGTTCAACCAGTTCGAACGGGAGCAGACCGGCGAGAATACCCGGAACAAGATGATGCAGATCGCCCGCCGCGGCGAATGGCCCGCCGGTTATCCGCCTTTCGGCTACAAGCGCGGAGCCAGAGGCGACAATGTGCTGTATGTCGATGACCGGAATGCCGCGATCGTGAAGGACATTTTCGAGATGTATGCGTCCGCGACCGACCGCACCCAGCGGATCCTCACCAAATACAAAGGCATCGTCTCCAACAGCAAACTGTTCATCATCCTGCGGAACCGGATCTACCTGGGCGAGATCGTCTATAATGGCCAGACCTTTCCAGGAAAACACCAGCCGCTGATTTCCCAGGATCTTTTCGACCGGGTCCAGGCGACCTTGCCGCAGAAACAGTTTGCCACCCGGCCGAAGGCGCAGCAGTATCCCTACCTGCTGTCCGGCTTGCTGTTCTGTTCCGCGTGCGGCCGCCGGATGAACGCCTTGTCGGCCAAAAGCGGCGCATATCATTATTACGTCTGCCCGGAATGCAAAAACCGGATCAGCGCGGAAAAAGCGGATGCCTGTCTGCTGGATTACCTGAGGAATCTGAAGATCCCGGAATCATTCTTGCGGAAAGCGCGGCCGCTGCTGGAAGCTGAACAGCAGAAAGCGCTGGCGGACAAAAAGCCGGAACTGGATCGGCTGAAGCGGGACCTGCGGCAATGTGAAAAGGAATTGCAGAAGATCGTGGATCAGATCATGGCGATGGAGATTTCGCCGCCGTTGATGAAACGTATGGATCAGAAATCGAATGAATTGGAAACTCGGAAACAGGAATTGACGCGGAAGATTTCGGAAATGGAATCGGAGTTGGCCTTAGGAGTGGATTATTATTCGATTGCGCTTGATATGCTGGCCAAATTGCAGCAGCTCCATGATCTGGTGGACAGTCAAAACGAACTGCCGATCCGGCAGGCGATTCTTGCGAACATAGAGCGAGCGGAATACGAAAAAGGAGAAATCAAACTGATCCCCAGTTCGACTATCTCTCCAGAATGGCTACCCCGTCGGGATTCGAACCCAAACTAA